TTATCCGTTGCTAGTGCGCCATTAGTAATTCCTCTTGAAACATTAACTGAAGAAATGCCTAGAGAACGAGCTACCCCTATGGGGGGTGCAGCGGAGTATCTAGGTTCTAGAGGAAAAGCCGCAGCTAAAGCTTTAAAAAATGCGGCTAAAAATGTTCGCGAATCTTTTGGTGAATTGCAAGGCGCCACGCAACAAGAAGAGGATTTAGATAGAGAGCTTGCAAGCCAAGTGCGACGCGAAACGCGTGGAATGAAGAAGGGCGGGGCTGTAAAGTCTGCGTCATCTCGTGCAGATGGCTGCGCCAAACGCGGCAAAACTCGTGGAAAAATGGTGTAAAAATGGCAGAAACCACTAGTACTACCAGTTTTAACCCAACACTCAATGACCTTATTGAAGAGGCGTTCGAGCGGTGTGGGCTTGAGCTGCGTAGTGGCTATGATTTTCGTACTGCCCGCCGCAGCCTGAACTTCTTGCTGACGGAGTGGGCGAACCGGGGTATCAACCTGTGGACGATTGAGCAGGGTCAAATCACGCTAGTACAAGGGACGCATACTTATGATCTGCCTATCGACACCGTTGATCTTCTTGAGCATGTTATTCGTACTTTCCCTGGCTCTAATGCCAACCAGACTGATATCAACATTAACCGGATCTCAGTATCCACGTACGCAACCATCCCAAACAAACTGACCCAAGGCCGCCCGATTCAGGTTTGGGTGAACCGTCAGTCTGGTCAGACAACGGATGGTGAGATAGCGTACCCACAGATTAATGTGTGGCCAACACCGGATCAGGGAACGGTAGAGTCTCCGTACTACTACTTTGTGTACTGGCGGTTGCGCAGGATGTTTGACGCCGGCAACGGTGCGAACGTGGAAGATATTCCATTTCGTTTCCAGAACTGTTTGGTTGCGGGCTTGGCATACATGCTGGCCATGAAGCTGCCGAACGCGTTTGACCGAGTTCAGATGCTGAAGGCGCAGTATGACGAGGCATGGGAAATGGCAGCGGGCGAAGACCGCGAGAAGGCGCCAGATCGCCTGGTGCCACGGATGATTACTTACAGGTAATGTATGCCACTGAAGGATCCAGAAGCCAGGAAGGCCTATAACAAAGCTTATGCTCAGCGTAATAGGGAAAAGGCGTACGAAAGAATAAAAGAGTGGCGAGCAGCAAATCCTGATAAATGGGCAGAGCAAAGCAAAAGATATGCAGAAAAGTATCCAGAAAAGGCTGTACAAAGAACGCAGGGGTGGAGAAAAAGGCATCCTGAAAGAGCGGCAGAATCTTCTAGGAAAACTAGACAAAAACATGCGGCAAGGGTTTTGGCAAATAAGGCCAAGTATCGAGCTGTAAAGTTACAGGCAACACCAAGTTGGCTAAATAAAGGACATTGGTTTGAAATTGGTTGCGTGTATTTATATAGAGACGCGCTGAAACGGATAGGATTGGATTACCACGTAGATCATATTGTGCCGTTGCAGGGCAGTAAAGTATCTGGGCTGCATGTGCCAGAAAACTTACAGGTTTTGCCGGCAGAACAGAACAGATTGAAGAATAACCACTATGCCGAGTAAGTATGCGTCAGGTAAAAAATCTATTGCTGAGTGCGATAGATGTGGATTTCGTTATATGTTGAAAGAGCTTAAAACGCTCACTATTAAGACAAAGAATGTCAAAATAAAAGTATGTCAAACGTGTTGGGAGCCGGACCAGCCTCAACTTAGTTTGGGCATGTACCCGGTTACAGATGCGCAGGCGGTTCGGGAGCCAAGGCCGGATGTAAGTTACACCCAGTCTGGATATACGGGGTTGCAGACTAAGTTTAATACTGGACCTGCGGAAGATGAGACTGGGTATCCAGGCGGCGGTAGCAGGATTATTCAGTGGGGATGGAACCCGATTGGCGGGGCGAGCGCAAATGATGCAGGATTGACCCCTAATAACTTAGTAGCCACAACGGTAGTGGGTAGCGTAACGGTAACAAACACTGTATAGGAGTAGAAAATGGATACCAGCAAGATGAAATCGATTGCCTCCAAGGCGGTCAAAACCCATGAAAAGCGTATGCACAACATGGCAAAAGGTGGCGTTACAGGTGAAGCCATGAAAAAATACGGGCGGAACATGGCTCGTGCTATGAATCAGCGTGGCAACTCAAGGGGCAAATAATGGCTAAGTTCTCGATGAAAAAGCAGGGGAAGGAAATTGGTCCTGCATCGACATACGCCGGGCCGCACACAATGGAAGGCGGCGCGACCAACGTCAATAGCTACAGTGGATACACGCCTGGTGCCAAAGTGCTGGATGGGATTAACCCGTCGGTAGGTGGTATCAGCAAGGGCAACTACAAGCCAACTAATCCTTACGGTGTTGGTGAGATGCGCGGTTATGGCGCTGCTACCAAAGGCCGCAAGATCAGTGGCAAGATGGGGTAACCTGTGACATACACCGAGCTAGTCAACGCCATCAAGGCGTACACGGAGAACTACGACGCTGACTTTGAAGCGTATATCGACACGTTCATACGTCAGGCTGAGACGCGCATTTATAACTCGGTGCAGATTCCTGCCCTGCGTAGGAACCAGACTGGTTTGATTACTGGCGGCAATAAGTACCTATCTGCCCCAACTGATTTTTTGGCGGTGTATTCGATGGCGGTTATCGACAACGATAACAACTACACGTACTTGCTAGACAAAGATGTGAACTTTATTCGTGAAGCGTATCCCAGTCCGAGCGATCAAGGGCTGCCTTTGTACTACGGTATTTTTGGGCCAACGGTTGTAAGCAATGTTATCAGCAATGATTTAAGTTTTATTCTTGGTCCAACGCCAGATCAGACTTATACCGTTGAGCTGCATTACTACTATTACCCAGAATCAATTGTAGACGCGACAGGCGGGACTACATGGCTCAGTGATAATTTTGATCCTGCTCTTTTATATGGTGCGCTACGTGAAGCGTATCTATTTATGAAGGGTGAAGCTGATCTTATCCAAAATGTGGACGCCAAGTACAACGAAGCTATGGGTCAACTGAAACGTCTGGGCGATGGCCTGGAGCGTCAGGATGCTTACAGGTCTGGTCAAGTTAGAGTTAAGGTGACGTAATGACTATCCGTCAGGGGCTAACTACCAGCTTCAAGCAGCAGATGCTGACCGGGGCGCAGGATCTTTCGACAGATACGTTGAAGATCGCGCTCTACACGGCGTTAGCTTCGATTGATGAAACAACTACTGAGTACACCACGACCAATGAAATTGTGGGTACAGGATATACAGCTGGCGGGGTTACGCTGTCTAACGTAACTATTTCCACATCTCAGACCACCGCTTACGTCACGTTTGACAATCCTACTTGGGATCCTGCTTCGCTTACTGCGCGAGGCGCGTTGATCTACAACAACACGCAGTCAAACGCTTCGATAGCGGTGATTGACTTTGGTAGCGACAAAACGATGTCGCCTGCTTTTGTAATTCAGATGCCAGCTAACACAGCGTCTACGGCTTTAATCCGTATTGAGTAGAAATATTTTTGGAGAGATTGTCATGAACGTAGAAAAGGCTAAATGCGCTGACACAACTGCCGCTGGAGTTGCGCTTGGCGCTGGGTTTGGAGAAGGCGCATCAGGTGGTGGTGTGTTTCATTTTCAGTGCTTTGATAAAGATGGCAATCTGAAATGGGAAGATTGGGCGCATAACTTGGTGGTAAACCAAGGCCTAAAAGACATGAACGATAAGTACTTTAGTGGATCGGGTTATACCGCTACTTGGTACTTGGGTCTTATTAATGCCAGCCCAACTCCGTCCTACGCAGCGGGCGATACTGCGGCGTTGCATGCGGGTTGGTCAGAGACAACTGCATATTCGCAGTCAAACCGTCCTACGGCAACATTCGGCGCGGCGACAACTGCGGATCCGTCTGTTATCTCAAATAGCGCATCTCCTGCTGTTTTCTCAATCAACGGCACGGTAACTGTAGCTGGTGCATTTTTGATTAGTGAAAACACAAAGGGCGGAACGTCTGGAGTATTGTTTTCTGAAGCAAACTTTCAAGCGCCAGGCTCCAGATCGGTGATAAGCGGAGACACGTTAAATGTAACTTATCAGTTTAGCCTTGATGCTGCGTAAGGAGAAATGAATGGCAACCAAGTTTAAAAAAGGTGATGCAGTCAAGGTTAATGCTGTTTTGCCGCAAGGCCCAGTCGAAGCGTTGCGCATGACTGAGGATGGCGAATTCTTTTACATGATTTCTTGGACAGACGCTGATGGCAAAACATTGGTGCGCTGGTTCAAGGAAGAAGACCTAGTAGCAGCCTAGTGTGTTTTCAGCGACTGCCTTTTCTCAGGTAACGTACGCATCTGCGCCTGGATTCATTTATTCGGCAGATGTGCAGGAAACGGCTGTCGCCGCAGATCAAGTAAACACCAACGCAATACTTCTAAGTAGTGTTCAAGAAACCGCTACAGCGGCAGATCAAATAAACGTCAGTCTTGTTGTAGATGGTAGCGTTACAGAAACTGCTACAGCAACAGATCAAGTTTCAGCCAATTATGTAGTTAATGGCAGCGTCAATGAATCTGCCGCTATATCAGATCAAGCGTCTTCGGTTACAAGTTTTGTCGAATCTGTTGTAGAGGGGGCTTCTGCATCAGACGTTGTTTCTGCTGCCGCGAGCTTTGGTTGTTTTGTAGCAGAGCTGTGCAATGCAGCTGAACAAATCTCGGCCTCTTCCGTATTTTCCGTAGTAGTACAAGAAATTGCTAGTGGGCTGGATAGCGTCAGCAGTAATTTTATACTTAACGTTTTGGTAACAGAAATATGTGCTGTTGCTGAGTCAATAAGCGCAAGTGGCGCTCTAAATAGTGTTGTTCAAGAATCTGCTAATACGCAAGATCAGATTTTTACTACCGCCACCTTAAATCTGTCGGTTCAAGAAGGTGCTACTGGAGCAGATACGTTATTTTCTGCTGGGGCATTTATTGCTCAGATACAGGAAAGTGTTGCGGCGGCAGATTTATTTATTAGCAGTCTGCCGTGGAATCCAATAAATACCAATCCAGACCTTGCATGGTCGGATATTGTTACTGATGTTAATCAGAGAGCGCCTGGTATTGCCA